TTGGCTTATGGGTTTTGATGTTCCTATGGAAAGAAAAACAACACCCGCCTCCTTGGAAGAAGACGGGCGTGTGGGCGAATTCATAGAATTGTTTGGTCGGCTGACCGCAGATCAGCAAGCCCTTATCATTTCTCAGATAAAAGGGATTTTATCAGATCAATAAGGGCATCTTGCGATGCTACCGGAAGCTGAGCAAACAGTTCGGCAGCTAAGACTGTATTGAGGTTTTGATTATCCATAGTACACAGCTCCTTTATGAAAGTCGCTGCCGGCAGTGAATTAAGTATATCACATTGAAGAGCTGTGTGCAATTTTGTTAAATTCTATCTTTTTCCAAAATGAGGAGAATGATTTATGGTAGTTTTTGCATTTGTTTGTGTAGCTGTAGCAGCTGGAATATACCTTTTCATTATTGGAATGGGCATTTCTGACGGAATTAAAAGAGGTAATGAGATAACGGCTGCAAGGGAAAAAGCTGATAAGCAACGCTTGGAAAGTATTGCGAAGTTGCAGAAAACGGCAGATGAAGCAAACGAATTTTTGGCTGAAAGAGAACGGCGAAAAAAGCAAATAGAAGAGGTGAGCAGGCAAAATACAGCTGAGGAAATAGATCAATTGTTTTGTGAAGTAGGATGGCATACTTGGGATCAGTCGGTGCATCTTGTAGAAGGTCAAGTAGATAGATACAGAAGAGGTTTGGCTGACGAGAGCATCACTATTCTTGATTACGATGAGGATACCAAAAATGCGGCTGTATCCGGAAAATCCGGAAGCGCATATAGGACATGCGAAAACAGTTGTACTTGTAGAGATTATCAATCGAGAAATTTGCCGTGCAAACATATGTATTATTTGGCATGGTGGTTAATGAAGAGTTATAAGCAGAGAGCCTGAAATATTACAGAGCTGTGTGCAATTTTGATAAAATATAACTTGTGACACATTGCGACATCGGAGGGTTTAGTATGACGGTTACAACCACTATGACGGTAGAAAACAAGAAGATCACCCAGTACCTCGGGCTGGTCAGCGGATGCGTTATCATGGCTCTGCCCGGAGGAAACAAGGCCGTGCAGAGAGGATGGAGCGCAGCTGTCGAGAGCGCAACCGCTGAGATGGTATCGCAAGCTACTCAGCTCGGGGCTGACGCAGTTGTCGGCGTGGAGATAGGCGCCCATAAATCGGGCATGGCTGACTATATGTATATCAGCGGCACGGCGGTGAAACTCGCCTGATCCGCAGCACAGCACCGAGGAAGGAGGAGCCAGATGTCACCGCGCAGAGGTTTTACCGAGATGCTGGATGAATATTCTGGCATCGCCGTAATATATGCCCGCTTCAGCTCCCACAACCAAAGAGAGGTCAGTATCGAGCAGTAGGTCAAGCAGTGCCAGAAGTTCGCCGCTGCCAACAACCTCCGGGTAGTGGAAATATACGCAGACAAAGCCGTTACCGGCAAGACGGACCGGCGCACCAATTTCCAGCGCATGATGAAGGACGCCACCAAGGGCAAGTTCCAGTATGTCATTGCATGGAAATCCAACCGCATGGGCCGCAATATGCTGGAGGCCATGATAAACGACGCCCGCCTGCGGGATCTGGGAATCCGCACCCTCTACACCGAGGAAGATTTCGACGATACCGCCGCAGGCCGCTTTGCGCTCCGCAATATGATGAATGTCAATCAGTTCTATTCTGAGAACATGGCTGAGGACATCAAGCGCGGTCTGGACGACAACGCCGAGAAGTGCATGGTCAACGGTGCCCTGGGCTTGTGCTTCAAAAAGGGAGAAGATGGCCGGTATGCCATCGACGAACCCAAAGCCGCTATCGTTCGAGAGATCTTCGAGCGAGTGGCGGCGCTGGAGCCGTTTGTCGATATTTACAATGATCTGAACGCCCGGGGGTTGAGGACTTCAACAGGAAAGCCGTGGAACCGCAGCAGCTTCCACAGGATGCTTGTCAACGAGCGGTACCGGGGCGTTTACATTTGGGGTGACACCCGTGTTGAGGGTGGTATCCCGAGAATCGTCAGTGATGTGCTGTTCTACAAGGTGCAGGAGGTGTTGGAAACGAAGAAGAACGCTCAGGGTCGCCATCTCAGGTACCAGCAAGACGAGCGCCAAGCATTACTACTATATCTGCCAGAAGAAGCGTCTGGAAAAGGCGTGTAGCAAGAAGACGGTGCGGCGCGACTGGATCGAGCGTAGGGTGGCCGAGGCCATCAAAGAGAATGTCATGCAGCAGCATGTTATAGACTGGCTGTTGGACGCTACGACAACTTCCTGAAGCAGCACCGCAAAGACTCCCTGCTCCTGTCCTACGAGGAAGATTTGGCCGGGGTGCAGAAGGCCATAAAAAATGTGATGGCTGCCATTGAGCAAGGCATCATCACACCGACTACCAAGGAGCGCCTTGTGGAGTTGGAAAACGACCGGCTCCAGCTGGAAGCGAACATAGCTCTGGAGAGAGCCGCCCTTGTGGATGTCCCGAGGGAACATATAGAGTTCTGGCTACACTCGTTCATGGAGGGCGATGTTGCCAGCAAGAAGTATCAGGCGAAGCTTATCGACGCTTTCGTGCAGGCCGTTTACCTCTACGACGATACGCTGAAGATCGTCTGCAACTACACCGGCAAGAACAACAGCATTACAGTGTCCTTTGATGAAGTCGATAGCGTTGAAAGTTCGGCTGCCCCGGAGAGTTCGTATAGCCTCCCCACACCTCCACCAAATAAGAAGCACGCACCCATGCGGTGCGTGCTTCTTATTTGGTGGAGCTGAGGACAGAGGAAAACTTGCGAGGAGTTCCGGCGCGCAGTGCCTGCAGCATAAGCTGCGAGTGCCGACAGGCGCAAATCCGAAGCATCACGGAGGCGGCTCCGCCGCCGGAGTATTCCCATCAGCGCCACAGTCTGTATATCCTATTTTCCATAAATAAACCTCCGAAATTCGGGCAACCTATGGAAAAAGGAGGAATATTCAATGTTCAAACACGAAAAACTCTTATTTCATCCTGTATCGGTTGAAAAACCCAATCCTCAATATGCGGCGCTTCTGCAGGAGCAGCTGGGCGGCGGCAACGGCGAACTGAAAGCAGCGATGCAGTATATGTCCCAGAGCTTTCGGATCAAGGATCCTGAGATTAAAGATCTGTTTTTGGACATTGCGGCAGAAGAACTGGGACACATGGAAATGGTGGCACAGACGATCAATCTGCTCAACGGTCACGACGTGGATGCGTCGAGCGTTCCTGCCGGTGAAATCCAGACCCATGTGCAGTTGGGACTGAACCCCGGTCTGATCAATGCATCCGGCTATTCCTGGACGGCAGACTATGTGACCGTGACAGGGGATCTTTGCGCGGATCTTCTTTCCAATATTGCATCCGAGCAACGGGCAAAAGTGGTCTATGAGTATCTCTATCGCCAGATCAAGGATAAAAAGGTCAGAGAGACCATTGACTTCCTGCTGAACCGGGAGGAAGCGCACAACGCCATGTTCCGGGAGGCCTTCAACAAGGTTCAGAAATCCGGTTCTAATAGAGATTTTGGCACAACGAAAGCGGCGAAAATGTATTTCAGTCTGTCGGAGCCTTCTCCCTCTGACACGCCGTTCCCCAAGAAGGATGTAACGCCGCCTTCTTTTCAGTAATACTTCTGGGACTGCCCACTGTGGAGTGGGCAGTCCTTTTACATAGTTTTCACTTCGTTCATTGATTTTGCAGGAAGATATAGTATAATCAATGAAAATGAGTTGGGGGGAATTAAGTTGAAAAAGACATGGATCATTTTAGGCATATGTGCGGTTGTCATTCTGGCGCTGGTGCTGTGTTTTGTCTTTGATGTGTTTCACATTCATTCTGTAAAGGATGGATGGGCAGGGAACGGCGAGTCTCACTGGCATCAGTGCCGCTGCGGAGAACGGTTTGATCAGGGGGAGCATGAGCTGGAAAACGGTGTTTGCACGGTGTGCGGTAGTTATGTGGAAACGCTTTCCGATG